ATCAGTGAAGTTGGAAACAAAAGACATTAGCAACTACATGCGAGAGCAGAGTTAAACAGTTGTGCATCAGTGTGCATATCTGTTACTTCATAACCATAACCTTCAACACGACTATCAACCTCACGTTTGAAATCTTTCTTGTTAATATAACTCATCGACTGTTGTTCTTTGCTGAAGTTGACAACCTTAAGCATCAAACGGTTGTGAATAGTTCCATCTGCAAACTTGACAGGATAGAAGTCAACAACCATATTTCCACCTTTGGCAGTGAGTTGCATAATAAAACCAGTGAACTACAATACTAGAACAGTTTGAAGGTGAGTAACTTTAATTAAAACGGATGTGTCCATGATATTTGTTGCTTCTTACTGATTTTTCCTTCAGAAAAAAGACCATCGACAACTTGATTGAATACTTGTTGTTTCTCCTCTCGTGTTAAGTTACTTCCATTCTTGGTTGCAACTTCTCTTACAATTTTACAAACTTGTGGTTTTGTAAGTGTATTCAACATCAGTAATGTGCCTCCGAATAATCAAGTTTGTCAGACCATTCTGCAATAGCATTGTAACACTTAATACGGGATTCTTCTTCATCCCCAAAGTCACTTAAGAACTCAAAAGCATACTTAATTCTTGTCTCTGGTTGTGATAAAATACGCTCCAGTTCTTGTTTTGCAGTTTGTTGTTTTTCTTGCATTTTTTGATAGTTTGCGTTGTAGGCAAACATCTCACGATCAACGAAAGATGTTGTGTAATAAGGATGCATAATGTGTTTAAGTTGTGAGCGTTACATTACTGATACACTTTAGAGGTGAGTAACTTTAATCAGTAAACTTGTCCCACAAATAAACAAACAAAATAACAGTAAATGCTGGTATAACAATATACCAATACTCAACTAATAACCAAATACAAAAAACTAAACCAGCAAGAATACACCAACCAACTGCATCTCCTACATCTCCACTTTTTATCGGTTCATTGTAAGAATTGCAACAACGAACTAAACATCCAGGATTCTGTCTTTGTACTCTTGAAATTGCATCAGAGGCAGTAAGTGCCTCTACAGTTTCAATATAAGGTTGGAAAGATTCGCCAGCACCAGTTCCATATTGATGCCGAACTTCTATCTCATAGATCATAGTCATCACAAACTAATGAGTCATCAGGTAGATTGTTTACACGAGTTTTCATCCTATTCAGTTTAGAAACATTCCATCCATTTGCCTCTGCATCGGTTACAACTCCATCAAGTTGCTTACGCTCACTTTCAGTGTGATAATGTCGTTGGTTGTTCATAATATCCTTTGAATAGAACTCTAAAATTATACCATACTTTTTAACTCTTGTTCAATTTTAAGTTTTAGATGTGAATGTTTGACATTTGGTTCAATAACCTCCTGTGCTCGTCTGATACTAAATGGTGATGCAGTTTGCAACATAAAACTCAAATAGTTGAGTTCTTCTTTAGTGAATGACATACTCAATGAAGATAAAGAAAAGAACCGTATTGATCACAAATGTCAGGATTATCTACAAGTTGTGTGATCAGATAACGAACACCCTTTGCAGGTGCTTTGTATGATGCAGGTTTGTAACATTCGCCAGTGTTCTTGTCAACGAACATCCAGCAAGAACGTCCTCTGATTCGTCCCTCATCACCGACAAGATAAGACCAGACTTTAATATACTTTCGACCTTCTTCAATTTCGAGTTGAGTGTAAACGGAACTGCCAGATTCAATTGCATCAACCTTCCAACGGTTGTTGACACTTTCCAACAAACATTCAGTCAGATAGTGTGCTTTGTATTGTGGAGCGCAGAATGTCATAATGAAATAAGAACCTTACACTATAAGGACAGTTTGGAGGTGAGTAACTTTAATCCATAGCAGATAGCAGAGGTTTGTTGATACGTTCAACACAAATATCGTAGTATTCTTGTTCCATCTCCATACCAATAAACTTTCTATTTGTGTTCATACACGCAACACCAGTTGAACCAGAACCCATGCAATTATCAAGAACAGTATCACCTTCGTTTGAATATGTTTTTACCAACCATTCACATAAAGGTACAGGTTTCTGTGTAGGATGTACTTGTTGCTGTGCAGAAAAGTCGCGACTGATGTTAAGAATAGACTTAGGATAACGTGTGCCTTTGTTCTCAAACTCTGTGCGTGGTTTCATACCATAACCATGGTCATTCTTGCGACCAACATAACCCTCTGGGTTCTTTGATTTTCTTTTATATGGGTCGCCAACTTCCATCTGTGGATTATACGTTCCACCACTTTCTTTATAGAAGATGAGAATATTCTCATGTGTTTTCATTGGTCTATACTTAGCAAGACCAGGAGATCCACACTTATTCTTATTCCAAACCAACTCATATCTAAACCATTTAAGTTTAGAACAAATCAACTGTGCAGAGAATGGTTGAGAACCAAACAGAACAATTACACCTTTTGGTTTTACAATACGACCATATTGTTCCCACATCTTGTTAAAGTCAAGAAGTTTGTCCCACTTGATGTTAGTAGTTGCATAAGGTGGGTCGCAGCAAACCATATCAACACTATTGTCTGGAATTTCTTTCATTAATTCAAGACAATCACCCTGCAATAGTTTAGAGGAGGTCATAAAGTTTATGAACAGATAGTTTCTTTTCTACAGACTTAGTATAGCACGAAACAATGAATTTGTATGCTTCATCATAACTACGTTCAACAGGAATGATGTTACTCTTCCACTGAATCTGAAAAGGCAAGTTATTACCATTCGGTGTCAGTTTCTGTAAAGTTTTAAGAGAGGTCAAATGAACTTGACTGTCATCCTTATTCACAGAAATGATATAGTAGTCGCGATTATTCTCCTCTCCAGAGTTTTTCAACAGTGCAGTTTCAAACTGTTCCCATCCACGAACCTCAATATCATTCTCATCAAGGTTAGTCAAAGCATAAAGAACTGCTGCCTTTGATGAAAAATTGTCTGCTGCACCGTTACTATAAGAAGATGATTTAATTTGAATAGGATGTCCAAATAATCTTACATCAAACCAATGTCTTGGTTTAGATCGCTCTACAGCATCACTATACTTTTCTTCTAGAAGTTGAATAACAGTCTCCTCATCATCAAGACTATTCACGCGACCATCTTTACGACTTTCGCTGATAGTAACTAGACCTGAGAGATATTCAACTGCTTCAGTCAATTCAGTTGGAAAGTTCATAATGAAATCAAGTGACTACAATAGTATAACACTTTGAAGGTGAGTAACTTTTAACTCACCAAGTTTTCTCCATCAAAAAGTTTGCACGACTGAACTCATGGCGATCAACAACTTTGAACATACCATATTTGTTGGTGATGACATAACCTTCATGCAGAGTGTGCATGTTGCCAATCATACATTCAATGTCGTCACGTTCATCAATGAAGCAGAACAAATCTTCCTTGATAGTTGCAACCAACTTCCACAATCGCATCACATTGACATCAATATCAAATTTTTCTGCAATTTCATTTTCATCGATGTCATCTTCTTCACGAATGCAGTCGTTGATGTGTTTTTTGACTTTTGTTGCTGTTTTGTCATCTAGAAAACTATATTCACACAATGTTGCCATCTGTTTGGCAAACTTGCAAATATCTGCAAGGTCTTCGCGATAAGAATGCAAAGATACTTCAGGTTGCACAAACAAACATTCATCAGTGCTGATGAGTTTACTTGTCAAAGGTGCTGCACATACATTACGAAGGTCATCACCATTACCGTAGATTGTATGTGGTGCAACAATAATATCTTCTGTGATTATTTTAGGAAAGATGTAAGTAACCGTGTTGGGGCGATAAGTATCAGAGCCACCAAACCCAATAAAATCACCTTGAATGATAGAACTTGTGCGAGGTAAGCAATCAAAACAAGTGTGAAGAATACGCGCAACTTTACCCTCATAGAACGTATCAATTTCTTCATGAGAATGTGCAATGCGAATCTTTACTTTATTGAAGACTGCTTTGGTGCCAACAAAAAACATTCCATTGGCAGGATTACGTCCCCAAACAATAGCAGGAGAACCATCCATCTTTGTGCTAATGATACTATCAGGTTCAGAGAACCAGTCAAGAACTGAAAGATTGCCAGTCAGAATGGCATCTTCAGGATGTTCGATGTGAGTGTTCTTCATACTACTAAAACAGTTTGGAGGTGAGTAACTTTAATTGGTCAATTACTCTCGTCAAAGAGCAAAGTAATTAAATGGGAAGTTTACCGACTTCAATGCGTTCTTTTGCTCTATTAAAATACTCCAATTCTCGCTCAATTCCAATGAAGTTTCTATTTTCTATTTTTGCTGCGATTCCAGTTGTACCCGCACCCATACACGGGTCCAGCACAGTATCACCCTCGTTAGAATAAGTTCTTATCAACCAACGATACAAATCAATAGGTTTTTGTGTGGGATGATGTTTACCCTCATCTTCTGCTGTTTTGAAATAGATTACGCTCCTTGGATAACGTGTTCCCTCATCATTCTTGACGTGAACTGCTTTAGTTTGCTTCCCATATTGTTCTGCATCTCTTACTGCTTTGCCCTTATCATATGGTTTGCCCGTTGTCATCTGGGGATTGTATGTTGGTTGTTTTTTATAAAACACCACAATATCTTCATGTGCTCTCATTGGTTGCTTTTTAGCATTAAGATAACCAGTTGCCTTGCTCTTTTCCCATACCAAATTATATTTGAAATCTCTGTAGTTTGTAGAAATCAATACAGACGTAAATGGTTGTGCTGCTGTAGAAATAATAGCACAATTTGGTTTACAAATAACATCAGCAACCTCCCAAAACTTATCATAGTCAATGATACGATCCCATTGATTGCGAGACTTATTAAGTGTACCGTAGGGAAAATCTGTCAGCAAAAGGTCAATGCTCTGGGGTTCAAGATTACCCAGAACATTGAACATATCATCGTTATACAACATCACTTGATCAACCATTCCACAAACTCATTATACACCACACTGTC